TGACCATGCCCATGCTTGTCAAAACAAATAACATGTTAATGTAATAAGGAGAATTACAATGCCTTTTCAACTAAGTCCTGGCGTTGCAGTCGTAGAAAAAGACTTTACCTCTATCGTTCCAGCAGTAGCTACCTCAACAGGTGCTTTTGCAGGTACTTTTCAGTGGGGTCCAGTTCTAGACCCAGTAACTATCAATTCTGAGAACAATCTTGTTCAACGATTTGGTAAACCTACTGACGACAATGCAACTTCGTTTTTCACTGCAGCAAACTTCCTATCTTATGCCAACGATCTTTTAGTTGTTCGTGCAGATACTGTAAGTCATCGTAATGCTGTCGCAACTAAAACTGGTGGTATTACTGCGGTAACTGTCGCTGGTACTAACTCTGGTTATACTTCAACTTCTGCTGCTCCGACTATTACTGTTGGTGCTCCACAAATTACTGGTGGAACTCAAGCAGTTCTAACTGCAGTTCTTTCTGGTGGTGCAATTACTGCTGTTGCAGTTTCTGGTGGTGGTACTGGATACTCTGGTACTCCAACTGTAGTTATCACTTCTTCTGGTGGTGGCTCTGGTGCTACATTTAGCGTAACAACTTCTTCTGGTGTAATCACTGCTGTTACAGTTCTAACTGGTGGCTCTGGTTACAAAGGTACTGTTACTGCTGCCTTCTCTGGCGGTGGTGGTTCTGGTGCTTCTGCTGGTGCAGTTACTGTTGGTACTTCATCTATCAGCGTAACTATTACTAGTGCTGGTACTGGTTATACTTCTGCTCCAACTGCTACACTTAGCGGTACTGCTACTCTTACACCAGTAGTTACTATTGGTGGTATTAAGATTAACAACGCAGACACATACACTACAAGCTATATTAATGGCTCTGGTGTTGTTGGTGAATTTGCTGCTAAGTATCCAGGTGCTCTTGGTAACTCTATCAGTGTTCACATGGCTGATTCTGCAACATACGCTACTTGGGATTATAAAACAGAATTTGATGCTGCTCCTGATACTTCTAACTACGTAGACAATTCTGGTGGTTCAAACGATGAGATGCACATAATCATTATCGATGAACTTGGTCAGTGGACTGGTGTTGCTGGTTCTGTACTAGAAAAGTATGCGTTTGTTTCTAAAGGTTCTGATGTTAAGAAAGATGATGGAACAAATAACTACTACCGTGATGTACTTAACAATCGCTCTAAGTATGTATGGTGGATGGATCATCCAACTGTTGGTACTAACTGGGGTGATGCTGCTCTTGGTACTGCCTATATTTCTCTAGGCACTGCTTATATAAAAACATTGACTGGTGGTCTTGACGACCTTACTGCAACTGACGGTCAATTGATGACTGCTTGGGATATCTTTGCTGATGATACTCAGTATGACATTCGTCTAATGCCACTTGGTAAAGTGTCTGCAACAGTTGCTACTAGTGTAATCGGTATTGCTGAAACACGTGCTGATTGTGTTGTATTCGTTTCTCCACAGGACGTAGGCACTGGTGACATTATCATTGCTTCTGGTAGTGATGCTACTGATGCAATTATTGAATATCGTGATGCGCTACCAAGTACTTCATACGCTGTTATGGACTCTGGTTGCAAATATCAATATGATCGTTACAATGACAGATATCGTTGGGTTCCATTGAACGGCGACATCGCTGGTCTATGCGCTCGTACTGACTATCAACAAGACCCATGGTTCTCTCCAGGTGGTTTGAATCGTGGTCAGATTAAGAACGTAGTTAAGTTGGCAGTAAATCCATCTAAGACTGATCGTGATAATCTTTACAAGGCTGGTGTTAACCCAGTTGTTACATTCCCAGGACAGGGTACTGTGATGTTCGGCGATAAGACTCTATTGGCTAAGCCAAGTGCGTTTGATCGTATTAACGTACGTCGCTTGTTTATCGTTCTTGAGAAGTCAATTGCAACTGCTGCTAAATTCCAGTTGTTCGAATTCAACGACAGTTTCACTCGTGCTCAATTTAAGAATTTGGTTGAACCATTCTTACGTGATGTACAGGGTCGTCGTGGTATTACTGACTTCGTTGTTAAGTGCGATAATACAAATAACACTGGTGAGGTTATCGATAGTAACAACTTTGTTGCTGATATCTTCATTAAGCCAAATCGTTCTATCAACTTTATTACTCTCAATTTCGTCGCTGCTCGATCTTCTGTATCGTTCACTGAAATTGGCGGTGGTCAATAATAGAGATAAATAAAGGATAAAGGAGATAACAAATGGCAAATATTGCTGACTTTAAAGCGGTAATGCTTGGTGGCGGTGCACGTCCCAACCAATTCCGTGTCGAACTTTCATTCCCATCATATGTTACTGGCGGTATCGTAGCTGGTCAGCAAGCACAGTTCTTGTGCAAAGCTGCTCAGTTACCTGCTTCTACTGTAGAGGACATTAATGTTCTTTACCGTGGTCGTCCAGTACACTTTGCTGGTGAGCGTACTTTCCAACCATGGAACATTACAGTTTATACTGACACCTCTTTCAACATCAGAAATGCTGTTGAACAGTGGCAAGCTGGTATTCAGAACTATGGTACAACTACTGGTCGTACTAACCCACGTGACTATCAAGTAGACTTGAATGTTCACCAATTGGATCGTAATGGTGCTTCTGTAAAGATTTACAAATTTACTGATGCGTACCCAACGAACATTGGCGCAATTGCTCTTGACTATGAGCAACAAAACCAAATTGAAACTTTTGACATCGAATTTACTTACAACTACTTCACTAGTAACTCTACTGAAGGTAATAGTTTCGGAGTTAATGTTTCTATCAATACACCTATTGGTTCGTTCCCAGCCCAAACTTAATTTCGGGTAAATTTTAATTATGCAGATTTTTGGCTTTGAAATAAAACGAAAGAATGAAAAATTAGATGTGGGGAGTGTAATAACTCCCCCATCTGATGATGGTTCTACTGTAGTCGCTTCTGCCAGTGCCTATTATGGCATGGTCATGGACGTCGAAGGTGTCGTTAAGAATGAGAATGATTTAATTCGCAGATATCGCGAGGCAGCACAATATGCTGATTGCGACGCTGCAATTGAAGACATTGTCAATGAAGCCATTATCTCTGATGAGCATGAACAGACAGTTAAGGTGAATCTTGATAATCTGAAAGTTTCTGACGGTATCAAGAGAAAAATTCGAGATGAATTTGATCAGGTCTTGCGCCTGTTCAAATTTAATATTAAGGGACATGATATATTTCGTTCCTGGTATATAGATGGTCGTTTGTACTATCATATTCTCATTGATGAAAAGAATATTAAACAAGGTATCGTTGAGATGCGTTATGTGGATCCACGTAAGATCCGTCGCATTAAAAACGTAACTAAAGAACGTAGTCCTGATGGTGTTGAAATTGTAAAGAAAGTTGATGAATACTTTCTCTATAATGATAAGGGAATTACTGAACAATCAACACAGGGTGTTAAACTTTCAATAGATTCGATTGTTTACGCACCTTCTGGTTTACAAGATGCTAATACGGGAATGACCTTATCCCCATTACATAAAGCAATTAAACCAGTAAATCAATTAAAGATGATTGAAGATGCGGTTGTGATTTATCGTATCTCTCGTGCTCCAGAACGTAGAGTGTTCTACGTTGACGTTGGTAATCTGCCTAAGTTGAAAGCAGAGCAATACGTTAATGATATCATGAACAAGTTTAGAAATAAAGTTGTTTACGATGCAACTACTGGTGAAGTGCGTGACGATCGTAAACATCTTTCAATGATGGAAGATTTCTGGATGCCTCGTCGTGAAGGTGGTAAGGGTACAGAAATTACTACTCTTCCTGGTGGCCAAAACCTTGGCGACATTCAAGATATCGAATACTTCCAGAAAAAATTATATCAGGCATTGAATGTGCCCATGTCTCGTATGATGCAGTCTCAGGGGTTTAGCCTTGGACGCTCACAAGAAATTACTCGTGATGAGATTAAGTTTAGTAAATTTATTTCTCGTTTACGTAAAAGATTTTCTTTGTTATTTTCTGATACCTTACGTGTACAGTTAGTAGCAAAAGGAATCATTAGTGCTGATGAGTGGGAAGATATGACTCACTACATCACTTATGATTTCCAAGAAGACAATCACTTTAATGAATTAAAAGATGCTGAGTTGTTGACAAATCGTATTACTATTCTACAACAGCTTGATCCATACATTGGTAAGTACTACTCGTCGCAATGGGTTCGTAAAAATGTTCTTATGCAAACTGATGCTGACATTGAACAAATGGAAGGCGAGATGGAAGAAGATAATGATGCTAAGATGCAGCATGCTGAACTAGATGGAACTGTGGCTGGCGCACAACAAACTGCTCAGCAGAACTATGTTGTCAAGAACGCACTACCAGATCCTAATGAGCAACCACAACAAACACCTAGCAAATAAGGGGATTTATAAATGAGTAATGTAAAAAATTTAATTAATGCAATTGCTACTGGCGATACTATTGGTACTGAAAGTTCTTTCAATGCTGCCATCGCTGAAAAAATTGCTGGTCGTTTAGAAACTATGCGTGCATCTGTTGCACAAAATATGTTTACATCAGAAAAAATTACTGAAGATACTGATAAACCTTCTGTGGGAAAACTTGCTGCTACTCATTGGCACCATACAGTATATGGCGAGCATGGGGAACATCTTAATGATATGTCACCAAGTGCAGCAAGTAAACATAGAAAAAAAGCTAGAGATATTCATGCGCAGATTGAACACCATCATGGTAAAGCAACAGCAGATGCTGTTGCACAACACAGCGAGCACGCAGCAGATCATGATGCGGATAGTTATGCGCCAAGACCAGATGGGTTTCATAAAGATTTTGTAAACAAACATTTGGGTGGTCATGGTTCAACTGAACACAAAGCATATCAATCTCAAATGAAGAAACATGATAAACATGAATGGTCTACACATCAAACTGATTCGGATGCAAATTAAATGTCTGATCTAATCAACTCTGTATTAAAATCATTGGATCAAGCTAATAGCACATCCAATGTTTTTTCCGAAATGGACAAGAGCCAGCCTAGTACTGGTCGTGATATTGAACAAAAGTCTGGACCAGATAAAGAAGCAAAGCCAATATCAAAAGAAAAAATGACTAAAGATGCTAGTGACATGTTAAACAAAGCAATGTCCAAAGAAACCAAGAAAATGGATAACTGCTAATATGTACTACGGACAGTTCTCTAAATCTGTTCTCAACAAATCTACTGGGTTAGATATTGTTGAGACATTTCGTTCATATGAAAATGTGATTCAGAGAACATCAGATGACACAATCTACATTAATGATAGCGAAACTGATTTCAAAACGATTGAAGAAGCAAGAACATACATTAAAACAAAACAAACTTCAGATAATTTAGAAGAGACTGTCACACAAGAGGTTTACGAAGAAATTACAGCAAACCGTATAGCGAATATCATTAAAGAATATCACGATACCAAAGTTACCGATACCCTAATAGAATCATACGTTGAACTTGCTTCTTCAAACATTTTTACAATTGACCCAGTCGTTCAAGATATTCGTAAACTAAACAAATTAGATGTTGTAGTTGAAGGTAAGGTTCACTACGAACTAACTGATGGTTCTGTAGTTGCAATTAATGATTCTACGCAAGAGTTACTAAATAATTTGTTACAAGACCAAAAAGAAATTATTGAGTACATGAGAGAAGGTAAAGAAAATTTCTTTCATGTGCTTGAACGTATAGAGGAACAATAAGAATGGCTGTCACTAAAACTATCATTAAAAATACAAACCAAGAGACCATCGTTAAAGTTGGTGGTACTGCAGGATCTGC